AGGAATTTGATTTACATTTAATGTAACTGTATTAGTACCAGCAGGAGTGCCTAATGCATATAAAGGATTTCCTACTGTAGCAGGATTAACTATAGAACTCATTGCTCCTCCTAACATACTTCCATCAGTAGCTCCAACTAATGTTCTTCCTCTTAAATCAGGAGTTCCATTATTACCATTACACAAAAATATTCTATCCCAATCTCCTATACCAGCACCTGACCCATCAAAGTATGTTATTGGTCCATAATAAGGAACAACACCATAAGGAACCATTCTATTTTTAATTAATGTATTTTGTCCTGAACTGTTTATATATCCTTGTATTAAAGCATCTAAATCTGCTAATTCTACATACCCAGATAAACTTAATGTTAATGCTGTAATATCTAACTGTAATGAACAAACTTTATTAATTACAGCCTGTAGCATGTCATGAGTGTCAGTGTTAGTTGTCACTCCAGTTAAACATCCAATACTATATGGAGCATTTAACACTGTTAATTCATTTGCAACAGAATTTACTTGTAACTGTAAATTACACGTAGCTCTTACTAAAGCTGTTAATATATCATTTAAAGTGAATGTTATACAAGTTGAACAACTTGGTAAATACTGATTTACTAAATCACATATATATTGTTTATCTATATTTGGAAATATTCCAGTTCCATTTACTGCTGGAACTAAAAAATTAATTAATGCCTCTTCAACATGAAGAAGGGTATCACCATTTGTGATCCCTAAGAAAGGTATATCTATACCAGTATACTTTACACATTTATCTGAAACTATATCTGCACAACCATTAAAACAATTATTGCAACTCATTTTATTTATATTTTAAAAGTTTAATTCTATTAGCAATCATATTAACTGTAAAGTTTCCAGCATAATCAAGATTACATATTTTATACATAAGTATTTTTTTGTAGTTTAATAAATCAAAAATAGCTTCTTTATTTATTGTTTTATTTAACATATATANAGTGTTGTTATATAATGCTCCACTTAGNTCAGATAATTTACAATCAATTTCTGAAATTAAAGTGGGTATATCTGCGCACTGTGGGCAATTTGTTAATCTAGGAGTTAACATAATTTAAATGCTTTTTTTAATTTATTTAATAGAGAATAACAACTAGAACAAAGCCCTTGTTTTAATTGACACCCACATCCTACAGATGTATTACAATTTTTACATGTTGCCATAATATTTTGGTTTTAAAAATTAATAATTATTTCCAGAGCACCCACAATCATTTTTCATAAAATTAGTTAACATTTTATTTGCCTGATTGTAAAGTTTTAAAGCTTCAACTGAAGCACAATTATTTGCTGCGGCTATAGCTCCTTGAATAAAAAAATAAATACTAGATAGTGTTTCTTTTGATTGTTTTTTAATTGCTCTATCACATTCCATCATATCAAGCTTCATAAAAGCTTCATCAAATTTTTCTTGAAGTTTATCAACTCTCATAATAGATTTTTCTACAAAATTTTCGTAAGCAGGAGCTATAGAATATTTTATATGATATATACCATCAGGTAAGGCTTGATTTGTTTCTTCTGTAATATTAAGATTAACAGTTGTAAAAATATTATAATTATCTACAGAGAAAGGTAATACAGCTGTTTCAAATCCTGGAGGAGTTACTTCTATTGTAGGAGAACTAACTACTGGAGGGTCTGTTGTATACACTGAGCTATCAACAATCATCATAGTGTTTACATTATATGTAGGAACAACTAAAAAATCTAAATTTAATGTTGGCATGTTTTTTATTTTTTTTTTAATAAAAAAAGAGGAAGAGAAAGCATTATTCTTTCCTTCCCCTTTTTTATTAGTTATTAAAACTACTACTAAATTAATTCAGTAGTTGTAGTTGTTGTAGTTACAGGAGGTAAACAAACATTGTTGCTAACCACTTCACCTAAAGCAGCTTCTAACACTTCTTGAATACTAGTAGAAATTGCACTATCAGAAGGAGCAGCAATAATTACCATTGCATCCTCTTTGATGTAATCACCCCAAGAATATGCAGATTTATCATACTCATTAAATTTAATGTAGAATGTGTCATATGCAGTTGACGTAGATACAAAAGACTCAAAGTTTTGATTGTATCCAGCCATTCTGTATAAATGTTTCAAATACCCTGCTTGGTAGCTGTAGTAATTTTTCTCTAATTGAGCAATTTCTTCAGAAGTTCCTGTAGGATAGTTAGAATTTTGAACTACAGTTGCTGTAGCTACAATGTTACAATTATCAGCAACAATAAAATCAGCTGTAGTTGCAGGACCATCATACACAAATGTTCTAAAGTACATTCTATCATATTCATGTGGGAATGCAGCAACATCACAAGGTACACCATATTTAGTTAATGGTTTTCCTGTTATACGTAAAGTTGTTCCTCCTACATTTTCAAATGTATAGAAGTTGTTAAAGCTGATGTTATCAGCGTTAATACCTGGAGCTTGTGCTTCTAATTTACCAATTAATTGATTAATTAAAGCATCTGTGTCAACAGTGTCACAAGGATCACCACCACAATCACAACAAGGTGCTTGTACAGTTACTGATCTTGTAAATCCATTGAAGTACAATGTATCAATATAAGATGAATGAGCACGTAAAGTTAAAGTTACAATGTCACCACATTTTACATTAAAATCAGTTACATCTGTAACTTGGTTAACTGGGATTGGACATCCAGTTACTTTATACCACTCAGTTACATTTGATTTACATGCTGCTCCTTCTACACATCCTGCAATTTTATCAGATCTTTTAGATCCTTGCAAATAAGTGTTTTCTCTACCTTGTGCAATGTAGAAGTAAGGAGAGTTACCAATAGTAGTATCATCTACTGTTGCGTAATCTTTATTAAAAATTCCCACAATACCTGGTAAAAGGTCTTGGGTTGAACCAGAGCTAGGGAGCGAAGTTTGCCCTACTGGAACCACAAATAATGTGGTTAATGAAAAATCAGCCATTTTGTTATTTATTTAAATGTTAATATTATTCGTTTGTTTGTATTCTAAATTGGGCACTTTGTGCTGCTGAATTATTTTCTGTGTACATTGCTAAATTTTGCACTGTAAGATCCAACAACTCATCTTCTAAGTATTCTTCTAATTCACAATCTTGGTTAAAAGAATCAGCACCATCTAACATTATATATCCTTCTTTATTAATGTATTGTGGATATCTCATATACATTATTTTTATTGTATTAGGAGTAAATGTTCCATCAGTAAACACTGATATTTCATCTGATGATAAAAGATTAAATGTTTCTTGATATTCAAAGCTAGGCTTGTAATGAGTATTGTTCAAAATAAATTGAAGGTCTCCTCGTTTTGCAAGATCTCTATTAATCCAAATTTTTCTGTTTTTACATCTACCCTTTTCTGCTAAAATATAACTATCCAAATAAAACATATATTTTGGAGTTAATTGATTTATGTCAGCAGTCCACTCATTTATGTCAGAATTTTTTAATGTAAGATTTAAAGGTTGGTGTTCATAATTTATTACAAGACGTTGTAAATCTTCATAACGTTTTTTAAATGAATCCATACCTAACCCACTCACAACACTAATACCATCAACTTTTTGTTTTATTAATTTAATCTGAGCTTCATTTAAAGCTAAAATTTTATCCTCTAATTGAATTTGTTGATGCTCATTAGTTGACAGTTTATTTAGTTTTTGATCTATTTTATATAATAAACTATCTACTGGTATCATATTCTTTTATATTTTAAAACTAGCTACTAAATAGCAGCTAGTTTTTTAGTTTTTAATTTTCCTTCAAGAGTTAGTAACTCATCTTGATTATCATCATCAGCTAAAAATTTAACCAAATCTTCTTCATCTTTTGCAATTTCAAACTCTCCTTCATATACTTTACCACTTGGTTTCACTCTATAAATGGAATGATTAATTGCTTGTTTAACTAAATCTTTAATATGTAGCAAATTTTCTTTCATATCAGCAAACCTGTTAAATACTTCTACTGGATTTAATCCTTGGAAATTACCAGATTTAAATTCTGATTGCTTTAGGACATTATCTACCTGGTTATAAACAACTTCTTCTTTTGTATTTTCAGTTACAGGTAATCCTAATAACCTAGCTACTTTTTTACGTTTATCTGGACTCATTCCTTCAAACTTAGTAATAGCTTTATTAATTAATTGTTTTTTCTTATAAACAATAGCACTTTCAATTTCATCATCTACAACATAGAATTGTGTATCTGCAGCATATTCACCTCTTTCCCAAGCTTGATAAGAGCTTGCAATTGTTGGGTGAACTCTCAACCAAGCAAAAGCTAATTCTTGAAAAGGAATTGTAAAATCAAAATAATTGTCACCATCTAATAATTTAACTGGTTGTACATGCATTTGATCATCTGTAGATGTTGATAATCCATAGTTCCAAAATTTAGATCTTGGTCCTAAATCAATATCTCCTAAAGACTCTTCTAGTTTTTTACGAAGATTTTTAACTCTTTCAATTTCTAATTCTCTTTCTGTAGGATCAGCAATTCTTTTAATATAAGATGCTTCTGGATCTAATCCTGTTCTGTACTTACCATCTAGCTCTTTATATGGATACTTGAATACACCTGTTCCAGGTATCCTAGTCATTCCTTTCTGTGCTAAATTACTATCCATTGTTTGTAACTGTGAACTATTGTATTCACGTTTAATTGTAGAAATTTTTCCTAACTTGCCCATAATGTAGTTTAATTAATATTTGGTTTATTTTAGTTGCGTGGGAGGGACTCGAACCCTCGTACTTCAGCTTACGAAACTGAGCTAAAACCCCTCCAGTCTACCACACTATTTAATTTTATAATAGTTGAATTGAGTTGCTGTTTTTCTTCTATGACAATTTGCACATCTCACTTCACACTTATTTATTTCTTCTAATATACTGTTTAGTGACATTTTTCTTCTAACACCATCACATATAGAAAATTTTTTAGTCAAAGTATCTTTATGATCAAATTCTAAAACCACAGGATCTTTTTCTCCACAATCAATGCACTCATGCGTTTTTAAATAATCCCAAACAAAGTTTTTATTTCTTTCTAATACTTCAGCATTATTTAACTTTGTTCTATTTTTAATTTTATCTTTATTTAATTCGTAATGCTTTTTTGCAGCTTTTGCTTGATCTTCTTTATTTTTATAAGCCATTTTTATAAATTTATGAGCCTAGCGAGCTAACCAACTGCTACCACCACACGATTTGTAGAGTGGTTCCATCGAAGGAACTTGATCCTGGATACTATCCATATCAAACACTCTTTTTGAGATCAATCCCCTCTAGGAGGGAGAGGAGTTGAGGGGATTTTTCTCGGAAAAAGAGTTACTCTGGTGCGCCTACAACTCAAATTGAGTAATTGTTCTTCTTGGCGTAGCAACTACTGTTATTATTAGAATTGTGGGATTTCTTCAATCAACACAGTTCTTGACAAATCTTCAATAAATACATCACATCTGTCTTTCATCCAAATTTCATATCCTGGGAATTTGTTAGCTGAACTCATACCTTGAGACTTAGCAAAACCTAAGTGGTGACGAGTACCATCAATATAACCCCAAGTCATAGAAGGAGCACCTTTCATTCTCACTTCTCTAATGTTGTTTAACATAGATCCATCAGAAGATGGAGAAACATCAAACACCATGAATACAGGAGTAGATTTTTTGTTTTGTCCAAATTCTAAGTTAGATTGTGGTAAATCTAATTCTTTCAAGTGGATTAGTTCAACTCTACCAGTCTCACGTGTAACCATTGCATCAAAGGCAAAGTTATAAGTGATGTGTTGTCCTTCACCCTGTAAATAACGATTACCGCTATCTGCCATAAATGTAAGACCAGAATTTAATGCATCATTTTTAAGAGCTTGTTGGAATACATCGAATCCAGCCTCATTAGTATACATTTTAACTCTTCTGTCTTTAACATCCACTCTTCTATAGAATAAATCTCCAAATACAGAACGAATTAAGTTTGCAGAAAATTCTCCTCTGTTATATTGTACTAAGTTTCCATTGTTACGCATTCTGTGGTAAACACCTGCAGATGTACGTTTAACTTCTTGCTTAGACCCATTAGTTTTAACTGTTCCAGGCTTAGCCCAAATCATACGTTTAACTTTAAGCTCAATCATAGATTTACGCATCCAGAACTCAATAAATGGTTCCCATTTAACATCATTACGAGTTAAAGGCATTTGATTACGTATTTGTGGAGCATATACCAAAATATCTAATGGTTTACCAGAAGCATCTCTCATCATTTTGTCATCAGCCCATTCTGTAATTTTGTGCTCATATCCATATGCAGAACCTAAAGATTCAAACATAGTGATTTGCTCACCTAATCTAGGAAGACCTAGTAAATCTTGATCAAATTCACCAATAGCTGCATCAACTAATTCTAATTCAACTCCAATTTGTAAAAATATAGGAGCTACAAAATCAATTGTTGGATTATCAGTTACTAATGTAAACGTATATAAGTAACCATTATTCCAAGGCATTGGATCTTTGATTACATAAAAACGTGGACCATACTGACGAGTTCCTACAGAAATGATAGCATTTTTAGAAAACTCATTAGTATCTAATACTAATTGAAATTCTTGACCATCAATACCTGTTTTACCTTCTTCAATTAAATCTTGAGTGGTAGTTGGGATGTCAATAATTTTTGGGAATTTGTAAGGAACTGCGATTTGCCATTTCCATGCATCACTATTATTATCAATGTAATAAGGTGTGCTTTTGTTAATCATGTCTAAAAAGTCATTACTATACAAAGAGCTCTGTGTATATAAGGAAATAATTTTCTTATCATAGTCAGCAGGCTCAGTAGAGTGAAAACTCTCTAAGTGATTTGAGTCTGTAAGTTTACCTACAGCACGCTTGTCCATAGACGCTACCCTAGCGTAGGTAAAACCCGTTAACCCTGGGATTGTTTGAATTGCCATTTTTATTCGTTTTTATTATTATTAATTAAGTTTATAGAAACCATGATTTAGATGCCCCTGAACTAGAAGAAACTGTGTTAGGTGTTTTAGACTTTTGTCTAGCCACTTCACTAAATAATTCATTTGTTTTCTTACTGATTCCTGTTTTTTGAATTGTGGATAGTGTAGGATCTTTTTCTAATACTTTTAATAAAAGCCCCAACTTAACTTTCATCTCATGATTTTCAGGTTTTTTTAAATCTAAAATAGCTCTATCAAAATCAGTCAATGTTTCACCAGAAGGTGTTTTCCATTTATCAACTAACATAAAATCTTGTAGTTCGGTTGCTAATTTTGGATTTAATGGAATACCATCAAATTCTTTTGCTTTCATCTTCTCTTGTAAGATGTTTTGCACATTAGTTATATACTGATTTTTAACAATCTGTTTTTGTCTAAGTGTCTGCTCAGCTTGTTGCTCCATTTGCTGCAATTTAACAGCTTCTTTTTTAACTAACACTTTATGATGTTTAGCTGCTACACTTTCTAAATCTCCGTAGTTTTTTAATCTTTCGATTTCAGTTTCTACATCTTCAGAATCAAATCCTTGATCTGTAAGTGTTTGTTTCATAATTCTTATCTGATTGTTTTCATCAGAAAGATCCATTTCAGCAAAATTAATCACTTGGTTATATGTACCAAAATATTCCTTAGGATCAACTCCTTTTACAAATATAGCTTCAAATGCATTTTGATAATCTTCTCCAAATTGTCCAATAAAGTTTTCTACTATTTCTGTAGCTCCTTTTTTCTTTTCAGTTTCAAATCTTTCTAAAAACTCTTCAGCAGAGTTAATTGTTACATCTTCATCTTCATCTTTAGAAAATACTCCTAACTTAAATAAGTCATTAGCAAGTGCTGTGAATTGTGTTCCTTGTGGTTCATCCCCTTCCTCATCACTATTAGTAACTATAGGTTTAGTGGGTTTTGGTGAACCTTCTTCTTCCTCATCACTATCACTTAAAAAATCAGCAATTAAAGATTGTCCTTCTTGCTTTTCTTCATCTGTTTTTCCATCAACACTTAAAGGAGGAACTATGTCTTTACCTTTAGGAACATCTGGTTTAACTGGGGGAGAAGCAGGAGAAGCATCTTTAATAATAGGTTCTACATCTTCTGGATTGGTAGAAGCAGTTTCTGGTTCATATAAACCTTGAAGTAATTCTTGGTTACCTGAACCCATTTCCATAGTATCTTGAATACTAAAACTACCCATAGATAGGTTATCTGTATTATCAGCCATATTTAGTTGTATTTTATTTGGTTTATTGATGTAAAAGTAAAACTAGAATTTTTAATATCAAAGCATAATGGGCCTATTTCATTTAATTTTTTGGCATAATATAGCATTAATATTTTTCTTTATTAACTTTTTTTAACTTTTTTTGTTATTTCTACCTTTTGCGTTCTCTTTTGCAACTTGAAGATCATTCACCATATTTTCTCTAGCCACTTTTAATTTTTCCATTTCTATTTGTTTTTTGTCACTAGACTCTTTTAATTTACTTTGGATTTCTTGCATTTTTAATTGATAAGCTTGAGTGGCTTTATTTTCCTCTTGTGTTAGTTTAGTTACCTCAAGAGCATCTGCCACTCCAGAATTATCTAAATCTGCAGTAGCATTTTCATTTCTTCCAAGAGCTTGAATAAGAGCAATTTCTTTTTTGTTGATTCTATCAAGTTCTTTTTGGTAATTATCATTTGCAATTTGCTCTTGTTGTTGTTGCATAGCTTGTTGCATTTGAGCTTGAGCAATTTGACCTTGTTGTTCAATTTTTTGTTGCTCCATTTGTTGAGCTTGTTGTTGTTGAGCAAGTTGTTGATCTCTTAAATCTTTAAATGTTTTTTTCATTTCTCTCATGCTCTTAGTTCCATATAACTCAATTACGTCATATAAAGATCCACCATTTTGCATTAAAGGTTGTGCTAGTTGTCTTAATTCATTAAACATTTGTGTATCTTCTGGTCGGTTTGTTAGGAAGACTTTTAAGTCACGAAATTTAAGATCTGACCCATTTACTTGTACAAAGGCAGATTCTCCTTCAGAAGTGATATATGACAGTGTGGATTGTGGTTTTGAGGATTCTACATATAAAGAGGCATCAATAATTGCTTGATACAATTGTCCTAAGACATATTCATGTGCAACAAATAAAGGCTCTGTTTGTGAATAACTTTGTTGTATTGCAGCATTAGTACCTGTAGCACTTTCAGAGGCTGTTATAGAACCCATACGCTGTTTTGACATACCAACTAATTCCCAACATTCTATTTTCATTTGTTGAGCAAGATTGTATCTAGATTGTATTTCTTGTGTACGTGTAAGATCAAGAGCTGTAAATTGGTTAAATGAACTAGGGGATTTCATATTTTCTGGACTATCATCCACAAATACTACTCCTCTATTACGTGCTTCCATTTCCCAGATATCCAAAGCATCTTGAGCATCTCCATCTTTAGGGATGGGTATGTGTCTTAATGACATAAGTTGTACTTTACCAACCTCTTTCTCAAGAAGTTTATAAAGCTGATTCATACAAACATTATATATTACTTGGAAAGGTTTCATTAAATCCACTAAGCTTTTTGCTTCTGTATTTTTCACCTCATAAGTAGTTCCAACTATAGGACAATAGTTAAGAAGTTTAAATGGTTTAATGTGATAGATATCTGGGCCAATTTTAATTCCTTGATACCATTGATTAACCCAACCCCATTCTAAAGACTGTTGTGTAGGAATTGTACCTGATTTATAATTTTCGTCTACTAATGTAGATTGTTCATTACCTAATTCATCAATATAAATAAGTTTACCTATTTTCTTTTTAGAAATCCAATATGAACGAACAACAACATATTTATACCCAAATGAACTAACATTATTAGTTAACCCTAAAAAATCTTTTAGTCCATCATTGTTCTCTTTCATCTCACTTTCAATAATCATTCTTGTTTGAAGGACTAAAGGGTCAAATGTATCATATTGTATAGAGTCTTGTCCAGGAATAGCATCAGGATTACCAAGGTTTGATTCACGAACATTAATAAGCCCATAGTCTTGTAAAGATGCTCTTAGGTGATCAATCTCTTCTTTAGTTATATCTGGGATAGATTCAATAATTTCAGAAAGCTCCATAACTTGAACAGTCCCAGCAGCATAAGCCCCTTGAGCTCTACCTGATGGATCTGATATATATTTTCTATCTGGGGTTGTCAAAAACCAAGTGTTCTTTGGATTTGCTACTTCAATATTATATCCAAGCTTAGAATTATCTTCATAAATGTGATAGAATTCTCTAGCAGATATACATAAGTCTCTAAAAGCATCTTCTGATTTTTCTTTTAAATTAAAATCTGCTTTTTGACAAGTTAACACTCTGTTTCCCCATTTTTCAGCAATAGATGTATAGCTATCTAGCTCATCCTGAACCTCTTGCATTGTCATTTGTTCAACTTCTTCTTCAGAAATTTCAACCCCTTCCATTGCAGCTTTTTGATATATTTTTTGTCTAGCCTGGTTAATAATAAATTTTTGAAGAATTTCTGTTTTAAATTGAAGCTCCTCAGCTTTACTATCATCATCAAAAGCTTTCACTTTATATGTATCTGGTCTTTTAGAAATCTCTCCTACTAACTCATTTACTGGAGTTGTAAGAATAGAATAGTGTTTTACATATGATGGAAGTTCTAAATCCGCTGTAAGCATATCTGTAAAACTTTTAACTTCTGGCTCTTGGTAGAAATCCTCCATACGAAGTATTCCTTTCATAAGATCATAGTTTTTTACAAAAGTTTCTCTATTTTTAATATATTCAGCATAAGCTTTATTGGAAAAATAATCCATTGTATTTTTTATCCAGCTTTCATCTTGTTTTTCTTTATCAGTTTTAAACTGATCAGGAAAAATGTTTAAGTATGCATATCTTATTGTAGCATCCTTGGTATATCTAATTATTGCCATTATGTAAATAATTTATTTTTTGGTGTATTAAACATTGTTCTGCTTTCTGTAAAAAGCCTGTTTTTTTTATTTTTAGTAAACATTGATTGTATTCTCACATCTTGTTCTCCCCCAACTCTACCTATTATTGGATCTAATTTCATAGCTAATGCTATTGCTAATTCTGCAGCAATAATTCTATCAAAGTTTCCTGACTCATTATATTGAATCATTTCTTCAAGTAAAACAGGATCAAATATTTTTGACATTCCTTTTGTTTCAGAAATAATATTTCCTTCAGCATCTTTTTCTACATGTATAGATTCTTCTGTATATTTTTTTAAACATCCATGTAAAAAGTCTCTAATTTTTTCAGAAGATCTATGTATTCCATAGTCACGTCTAACAGTTGTATTAGGAACTATTTCTTTTAACCAATCTGGTTGTCGCTCTAAATAGTGTGCATCTCCCTTAGCTATCATGTAATCAATAAATGATATTTCATCATTTTCACATAAGGCTCTAGCATTATAATATTTAATTAATAGCCTAGCTTGTTCTTCCCATGTTTCTTTTTTATCAGGTCTTGCACAATAGCTAGCTACAAACATATCTTGGTATTTTTCCCCAGATATAGCATGCATACGTTTGTATATATACACAGACCCTAATGAACTTGAATATGCAGATTTTCCTTGCCTGTATGGGTCAATCCCAGCTACATATAATCCATATGGAGGAGCTTCAACTGGAAACTCATATATAACTACAGGAGCATCTTTTAAATCACTATTTTTTAATGGAAAGTTTGATATAGGAAGTTTATCTGTAAACTCATGTTTAATATTCCCATCATCATTATATAAAATTACAGGAGTTCCTGTACGCTCTTGTTGTAGTAGTCTGGTTTTCTGACGTTTAGCTGCCTCAATATCAAAAATGTTTGTATCCTCATTTAAAAATATATCATCNACTTCTTGAGGATAGTACATTTTTTCTTTTAAATATGCAAGCCTATCTCCAGCTTTTTTAAGTCTTTCTAANTTATCATTTGTAATTTTATCTGCTGTCTCTAAATTAGAAACTAACATTTTTACATTNTGTAATTCNGANTCNGCAGGNTGTTCTAAAAAAGNTCCTAATGTAGACTCTTCTTTAGCTTCCATTCTATATTTATGTGAAATAAATAATCCATGAATTCTTTGATCGTCCTTAGCACTATTATATTCTAAAAAATTAAAATTGGCTACATCAAACATTAAGCTTTTTGCATCCATAAAGTTTTGCATATCCCCGCCTGTCCCTGTAAGAATTGGAGAACATCCCCAACCAAATGGTGTAGTGAATCCAGGAGTTGCAGCTTGAAGTCCTCTAAGAAAATTTCCTTTTCCTATTTCATCAATAATAAGTCTTCTAGGTTTTGTACCTGCAATAGCTTCTTCATTATTACCTCCATCTAAGTTACGAATAAGAATTTGGGAAAATGGAATTCTTTCTCCTGTTTTTGTTTTTATTCCTAATGTAACTTGATTTTTCCAATTATCCTCAACTCTTTGCCATCTCCATGCTTCTGGAAGAAAATTTAATCCTTTATCAATCTTATCTGTAATAAGTTTTATATCGGGAGCATTTAATCCTGCAATAATATTCTGGGAGTTCTCATCAAATGTAGCACCATGCCCTATGTAACTGCTTTCAATTACACTCTTAGCTAAACGTCTGATTCCTAGTATAACTAGGCCTTTTTTTTCATTATGAGCTCTATCTATTTCATTTGTTATAATCCATTCATTATCACGTAAATAAGGATTAGCATACTTTTGAGATATTCTTCCCCGCTCATCTATTATGTCAACCTCTGTATTCCAAAAATTCAAATGCCAATATAAAAAAGGATTGATATACACTCCTCCCATTGTACATCCATCTATACACAACTGTTTATGGAAAGCATAAAAAGCTTTATATTCTTCAGAGTCTTTGCTTGGGATTCGTTTTTGGTTTATAAACCAATCTTTATAATCAATACTTTTTAATCCATCCATTATTATTTTCTATTTTTTAAAAAATCTTCAGCCATACTTCCAAGCTCTACACCACCTCTTATAGGAACCACTTTTGCTTCTTCTTTTTCACGGAGCTTCTCAACTTGTTCCAATAATGCTAGATAGTTTTTCATTGTCTCTTGCACAAACTTTCCTTGAGCTTCAATAGACGCAATCACCATAGGCATAGCACCACCAGCCTTAGTTTCTTTCCATTTGATTCTATCCTCTAATGTATGTAAAGGATTAGCATCAACATATTGTTTCCAACTTGAAAGTTGCTCTTCCGCCCAATCAAGTTCTGTGTTTATGTATGTAGTTTTCTTAACAGCCATATATTTTTATTTATTCCTCATCTTCTAATATACTATGAAGATTGAGACCTTGTTTTATAATATCATCCACATCATTCTCATTATGTGGAACATCAAATTCTAATTCAGAAATATAATCCTTTAAGCAATGCAGTAACTCTTTATCAGAAAGGGCCCAAATATTGTGCCCATCTAATGCTGTTGCTAAATGCTTTCCTAAACTATGTTGAGGAAATTGTTTATGCAATTCTTCAAAGGTTTTTATTGTTTGTCTAAAATAGTTAATCATTCTTCAATAAGTTTTAGCAAATCATCATCTGTCAATTTAATATGTTTTTCAATTACATATTTTTTATTATTTTCTTGCTCATCATCATCATCGTCTTCTTCTTCATCAATATCAAATATATATTCGTCTTTTACGGATATCCCTATAACATCTTGCTCAACATTAGGAGTTCCAGTTATGTCTACAAAATTGGCTCCTGATTCATACAGCTCTACTAATATTGATATAAAATGATTTAGAGGTATTTTTTCTAATGTTATTTTTTCCATAATTATTCTATTTTAATTTCCCTCCATTTATTTATTGGGCATTTACAAGAAAGGCATGCTGTTTTAGCAGATAGTGTACATCCACATTTTGTACAATGTACATCAGGTCTTATTGATAAATGATTTTTAGAATGAAAATCACAGGTTTCACAAATTTCCATTCTATATAACGAAGCTTCTTTTATAATTTCTTTAAGAGCTTCTTCTGGAGCTAACTTGTTTTTCCAGCCCTCATATATTTCTCTAAAATTCATCTCCAATTTTTGCTTTTAAATTATTAATATCAACTTCAAGATCCTCAAGTTTTCTTATAATATTTTTTCTTTTAGTTTCACTAATATCTGTAAGCAACATTTTATTAAACCCCTCCTTTATAGTGTAATATCCTCTCAACTTATTAGCAGCTCTTTTTTTATTAAAAAGGAATTTACCAAATCCAGATATCTCTACACTATTATTATTATGTAATGCTGTTCTAGCGGAATCGAATTGGTGTGCAACTACAGCATTAATAACTTTTTCAGGAACAAATAAATCCACTGCCATCTTATTTACTATCCAAGCTCTAACAGACATTGAAAAAGGCTTATTATTCATTTACTATTTGTATTTGTAACGTTAATGTCTTATTAAAATCAACAACTATAAAAGGATTAACCTTCACCTTTCCCTCCTCCTTAACAAAAATACCAATCTTTTTTAATTTAGAAATAATATTATTAATCGTAGCACTAGACGTATTATGTTTTTTACAAAACTCTTCCCTAACATTAACATATGTAATATTTCCTTTAATTGCTGTAAAAGCTATTAATTGAATTTCTCTCTCAGTTAAATTCAACCCATTAAGAGAAGATAGTATAGAATAATACTTTTCAGCTTTTATATATTCATTACTAACTCCTTTTTTTAATCTTTGAACAATCATATGTAATTATTTTATAATAAACAAAGATATATAAAAAAATTTTATATAAACATATATTATCTCAAAAATAAATATTTTATCTTATCTGGAAAATCTTTTCCCTTAATAACAAACCCACCCACCCGCCAAAATTAAAACATATTTTTCAAACAGCCAAATATATATTCCCACGTAAAAGGAATTTCTTATGAGCTTATTAAAAAAAATTTTTTCCAAAATTTGGAAACCTATTGTGTATGTGGGTTGGTTGACCCCTTCCATTAAAAACCCCACCAAAGTTTTGGCAAGTTGGGATACCCCCCGCTTAGTAATCAAATAGTGTTTAATTTATAAATTTAAAGTTATGTTAAAGTTACAAAACAGAGCATTGGCTCAATCAGAAGAGGTTCTTGAGGATTTAGGAACAGTTAGAGAAATTGTTGGAAAAGGCGGTGTAATTTACCCAAGTAATAGCAACAATGTTAAGGACGTTACTAAAAGAATGTTAATTACCTTAGAGGATAAGCAAGGTAATAAAGAGGTGTTGCTTACGAGTCCTACTGTAAACAAGCGTTTAAGAAGTAAGGAAATTTCTTTATCAGAGGTTCTTGATTACCCAATCTACTTAACTAAAGTGACAGATAAGGAAACAGGGTTAGTTAGTGAGAGAGCTGTAATTGGTGTTGCTCAAGGTAAAGACCTTAAAGCTTTGGCAGTTAGTGCTGATAGTAAAGCTATTGCTGTTGTTGAAGACATTAAGTCTTACGAGAGTTTGTTAAGATACTAAAGGAAAGGGCTAAAGCCCTTTCTTTTTATATATAGGGTGGGAGATTCTAAAAGATGATGGTGTGGGCTAATTGAAAAAACTTTACACCTATATATATATATATGTATAAATATATATGTATACTAATTTTACACAAATATATATATTTTCAATGAAAATGTATTAAAACAAAACTTTTCCCTTAGGGAGAAAAAAAGTTTTTAGGCCTAAAATGCTCCATTTATAGGAATAGGTTTACAAGAGAGTGTAAAGTTAGTATACATTTATTAAAATTCTTTGCTCAAGCAGTGTGAAATAGGGAGGGTGTAACCCTCTCAACCAATAGAAGTGTATAAATAACATTCATCAAATCAAAAAAACAATTAAAAAATATATAGCATTATAAATACAACAATTGACAAATCAGAAATAAATCAAAAAGAATTAGTTAGATATGGTATAGATGTATTAGATACTTCTTCTATTACTAAATTTAAACTTCTTCTTGATAGGAGAATAGACTTGAGAGATAGTGATTACACTACAATGTCTGATGATGCTTGGATTAAGCATTTAAGAAATTCTCTTGTAGAGATGTTAAATGATAGAGATAATCATAAGAGCCTTTAATTAGGCTCTTTTAAATACAATTTAATATTATGAAAGCATTAGACTTATCAACACAAAGTACTATTCAACTTGAAATATTACAAACAGAACAAGAATCAAACATTAAGAACATTACAAAGATATTATCATTAGTAGATGAAATGTGTCAAGCCCAAGCAGGTATGTCATTAGATGAATTAATTGATAGTTATGATTATTGTATTGAAAAACTTAATATAATCAAAACAGAAAAAGAATCAAGAGAAATAATAAAGAGTCTCTAATAGGAGCTTTTTAATACATTATATATATATTATGAAGCAAACAAATATAACAAACAATATTGAAGGTTTAAAGCTAAACTTATTAGATAATGAAGAGTTTTATGCTAATGGAGATATTGATGAGGAAACATATGTTTACACTAAACAACAAATTGAGATGAAACTTAATTATTATCTTTCTATGTTTTAAAGTGATTTTTAATACAGTCATGTAGCGGAATTGGAAAAAATAATAGAAATAAAAATTTAAAATTATGTATATCTACGAAGTATGGTACAAGCCTATTTGGGGTCAAATGACACGATACTGTGAAAGAGTTAAAGCATCTACTGCCAAACAAGCAGAAATTAAGTTTTACGCAACACCAGCAGGAGATAACTGTTATGAAATTATTGAAATTATAAAATAGTCAGGTGGCGAAATTGGCAAACGCAAGTTGTAAGTAGAAATACTGAGCGACATAAAGATATGGGTTCGAGTCCTGTCCTGACTACAAATAATAAACAAATTAATCTAACTAAATAATAAAATTATGACAACAATCTATTACGTCTCAGTGATATTAATATCACTTCTTGTGTTTTTCCTAAAAATAACAGCTCCTCATTGGTTAGGAGAAATTGTATTAAAAACAGCAGGTAAAATTATTCCTGTGTTCTGTATAGTATATTCTTGTATAGAACTTGTTAATGTAAATGTTAAATATTCACAAAAATTTGATTATCAAATAGAATTGATAAATCAAAATGATGTTAGAATAATGGATGAAAATAATAAAACATTATACATAACAACATTTGATAGTTTAACTTATTATATTGAAAAAGATAATCTTTAATAAAACTGATATGATTACAATATGTGTAATTCCTAATTTTAAAGGAACAAGAAAAGAATTGTCTAAAGCTTTATTAATGTGTTTAGCTTTAGATATGAGCTACATTGTTCCTTTAATTATTTTTTAATATTTCTTATAGCATTAATCTCTTAATAACATGAAACACAAAACACCTAGTGAAGAAATCTTTAAAGAAATGATTGATATTGCTTCTATTATATGGAATAAATACAATAATGATTTTGGATATGTTACAGAAAAACTAAACATTATAAATAATATTCAAAATTATGAAGATAATGTAATGATTACATATAGAATGTTTGATATTGTTAATCAGTCAGAATTTAGAGCTCGTGCATCAAAAGATGTAATACAATATATAAATAATAATTTATAGTGATGGAAAAAATGAAAATAGATAGTGGAGTATTTAGCTTTCTTGCAAATAGAGGATTAAAACTATGTGCTATGAGAAGAATACTTACATTATATGCTGCTGACATACATGGTATTAAAAGACCAAGAAGAGTTAAAGCTGAGTGGTATGTTATTATATCAGAGCTTGCTCAGAAAGATTTTGCTGTATTTAAAAAATCATACAACAAACATAAAGAAAATAAAAAAGCAAATAAATCATATAATGATTGGTATGATGAATGCTCCATGGATGGTTCATTTGCTTACAATGGTGTAGCAGATGATTTTTAACAAATTAATCCCTTAATAACAATAAAAATATGATTTCAGAACAAATTCAAAAATTGCAAAATGAAATTCAATCTATTGATGAAGAACTATCATTAATTGATGAAATTCTATCATCATCAGATGAAATATCTATTCATAGTTATTATGAATTAGAAGCTTCTCTTATGGCTAAAAAATACACACTTATTAGTGAATACGAACAATTAATAACTTATTAATTATGGAAATAAATAATGAGTTCATTCCTTATGAACAAGCATTAGCTTTAAAAGAACTTGGATTTGATGAACCTTGTTTTGGAAGATATTATTACAAGGAATCATATCCCATGTTAAACCCAAATTCAGGAGAAACAGAATTGGTTTTTGAGTTCGGTCAATATATTAAACAGACAGAAATTACAATACTAGTACCACTTTACCAACAAGCATTTAGATGGTTTAGAGAGAAGTATGGATTAAGTGGTAACATCGACTGTTGTGATAAGTTATGTGAATGGAATATTAAATCATCTAAATTAGATAAAAGTATATTCTCCAATAAAATTCAGTCTTACGAAGAAGCAGAACTTGAATGTCTTAAAAAGATAATAGAATTATGCAAAAAATAAAAGATTATTGGGGATTAGTAATATCATTATTACTTCTGTCATTACCATTATTAGCTTTAATATATAATGTCTTAAAAAATTAATAGAAATATGCAAGAAAAATTAATAGATTTTGAAACAGCTAAATTAGCTAAAGAAAAAGGGTTTGATAATGAATCAAATATTTATTATAATGAAACTGGTGAATTATTAAATGATATTTATTTTTCTAGTTTACAACCAACTAAATTATGTAAATATTTTGATGTACCAACTCAATCATTATTACAAAAATGGTTAAGAGAAGTTCATAATATTGAAGTTGAGACAAATAGGATTAGATATTCAAATAGTAAAGAATATGTATTTGATGTCAGAAGTAATAATGTTCAATTAAAATCGCCATTAACAAAAACTTTCAATACTTACGAAGAAGCATTAGAAATGGGATTACAAGAAGCATTAAAATTAATAGAAATTGTAAAAGAAAAATAATGAAAGAAACATTTATTAGCACTATGCCATATGAAGAAAAGTTTTCTTCTATGTGTAAAACAGGTTGGGGATGTGGTTATGTACATATTCCTGCGGATCATCCAATATTAGTTAAACTTCTTATTGAACAATCTAGTGGATATGGTTATTTACAACCAGATAATTGTGAACAAGAAATAACATTATCACAATGGGATCTTAATAAAGAATATTATGTAATAGGATTTGATACAGCTCATAGCTATAACAATTTTTCACATGATGAAGCTTATGTTATTGCAGAAACAGAGAAAATAAAAGCTATTGTTGATGCATATACAGGAAAAGATGCTCATAATGAAGTTATTAATTATATTGATATAGTGAAAGATAAATTTTTAAAATATATAATTCATGAGTAGAGAGGATGTGTTAGATAGAATAGACAAGCTCGATGTATTATACAAAGAGCTTGATATTCTTGATGAAAAATTTAAATCAAAATCTATAGAAGAAATAGATTTTTTGATTGAAGAACATGAAATCAAAAAGCAAATTGATAAATTATTTGAATTATGAAAATATTAAATGGTAGGTGGGTTAATGATAAAGAAGATCCACTTGATTACTTTGAAACAAAAAGTATTAAATCGTTAGGAAAAAAGATTAAATCTATATATGGAAATAAAATTACATACAATAGAATTAGTATAATTTCCTCATTGTCTACATTAGACTACAAAATTGAAAGAGCTTTTACTAATATAATAAAAGACAAATCTTTATTAAAAAAACTATCAGAATTTTAACTTAAAATCCTTAATAATTATGAGCTTAGTATTTAATCACGAAAAAGAGACATTATCTGAAGCAATGGGAATGTCAGAAAAAAGTTTAGAAGAATTGGCTACAAAAATGTCAGAAATATCTAAAAACTTTTTATTAAAAGACGAAATGAAAAAAAGTGAACTTGCAGAAAAAGTTGCACTTGAATTGAGCTACAGTGAATTAATTTTCATTGCCACTGGTAAAATGATTGAAACCATTGAATCTGCACTTTCTATAAACTCATCATCTATTTAAAAATTGATTGACTTGATGAAAAAACTTAGAGATGAGTAAAAGAAAAAGAATTTATAAAGGAACATTGGTTGCATCAACCAATGTTCTTAATAGAATTTTGTCTAAAAGATTTGTTGTAACTGTAAAATTTAAAGAAAATTACAAAGTTTTAAGTTATAACATTGATAAACACAGAACTTCATTAATAGAATAATTATGTATCGTTTTAAAACTAAAGAAGAGTTTATAAAAGATGGTTTATGGGTTACAAACTATCGTTTACCAGAAAATGGCTATCCAAAGAAATGGAATGATGAAGGAGAAATGAATAAATATTTAGGACAAGAAATTCCTAAAAATTATAATTCTACTTTAAAAATGAATAAACCTATTAGAATGGATAGTTGGTCTTTTAGTGTAGATGATTATGTTTTAATAGAAGAACCAGTAATAGAAGAATTAACAACAGAAGAATTAGTAAATAAATTTAAATCCTTAATAACTTAAAAATGAAAAAAGAAGCTAAAGTAGAAATGTTAAATGACATTAAAGAGCAAAAATCAATTAAAGAAAATTTTGTATTTATGGACAAAACTTTGTCTATATTAGAAGTTGGATTGTTAACAAGAAAAAATATAGTGCTGTATGGTGCTGGGGGACATGGAAAATCAGAAATTACAATGGCATTCTTTGAAGAAAAAGGAATTGATCCATATGTAATTACTATGGGTACAGGTATGACAACAGACAGATTATTTGGAGGAATGAATATTCCAACATTTGAAGCTTCTGGTAAAATAGAATATCTTGTCGAAAATAGTTTTATGAATCATGAATATGTAATATTTGAGGAGATGTTTGATGCTCCTGATTTTATTCTTGAGCAATTAAAAGATATTCTTTCAAGTGGTGTATTCAGAAATGGTACACAAATCTTTCCAATTAAAACAAAGTTTATTGTTTGTTGTACAAATAGAACTCGTGATGAATTCTCAAAGAATATGTCATTAAAAGCTCTTATGGAGAGATTTCCTCTTGAGCTTAATGTTATCTGGGATAACTACAATGAAATCACTTATAATAAGCTGTTAGAAGCTAAATTTGGTGTAGATAATGTAGATCCTGTTATTCCTTTCTTATTACAAGAATATGCTAAAAATAGCATTATAATTAGTCCTCGTGTAGCTGTTATAGCTTATCAAATATACGAGCAATGTGGTCCACAAGCTTTAACGTTTATTGCAGAGTTTGCTAAAAAACCTTCATTAATTAATGAGGCTATTACCAAATTTGAGGGAATGTTTAAGTTTAAAGAATTATGTCAAGAAGTTTATACTGTTATGGATAGAATTCAAAACAATTTAGGGCGTACAAACAAAGAGGATGTGGAATTAGCTTCAGATGTTTCTACTTTGAAAAATCAAATCATTGAGTTGAAATCTTTGAAAATAAGTGATGATATTGCTCAAAAACATTCAGAAATTGTAAAAGTGGCTACAGAAGCTTTTAAAGCTTTTGAGAAAAAAATCCAGATAAAATCAATTTTAATAGAAGAATAAATGTATTCTTATAAAACTTCTAAATACTGGGATGAAGATTATTACTGGGAAAAGCCTAAGTCTTTTAAAAGTAAAAAATCTTATTGGTCCAGAAGTGGTTGGGAAAGTTTTGCACATGTGTCTTTATTTGAACAAGATGAAGATTTATTTGTAAAAAATCCTGAGAATTATGTAACACCATCTAAATCTGAGATTAAGAAAAAGGTGAATGCTTACAAAGATTCTAGTATTAAAACTATTAAAGAGCTATCTCGTGTTTGTTATTTTAAAATGATTGAAGAAAAAGATTATCTTAGTGATGTTTATCAGAACTTTGAAGAATTAGATGATTCAGAAAAACAAGAATATGAACAAAAAAAGCCTTTTTATGATAGTTTGTATGATCAGTTTATTCCTGGATTTACTCCTTTAGAGCAGGCTATTGCTATTTTCTTAAAAATGAAAACTACAGATTCAACAGAATGTTCAGAAGAAAGTGAAATAGATATGACTAAAGGATTAGACTTTGATAGAGACATTTATTCTGATCCAAACATCAATGAACAGCTTGATATAAATGAGCTGAGCAAAGAAAGAAAAATAGAAATCATGAATTTGATTTCTTTAATTGGAGATTTTGGTACACAGTTTAAAGTGGAAAAAGAAATTGATGAGAAAATTGTAAGTAATTCAGATGAATATGTTACAAAAATTATGAGGGATTATTCACAATTCCACATGATTAATCTTTATCAAAAGATGTTTCCTAATTTCAAAACTAAGTTTTTAACTAAAGACCTCACTGTAAATGTTCCTGTAGATAGAAAAGAACAAAAACAGAAAATCATTATTATTCTTGATTTTTCTGGATCCATGGATGATCGTGAAAAACAAATATGGGTAAATGCTATTCTAATTGACAGATTTAAATATGTTATGAAAGGAGAAGCAGAAGTGTTCTTTAGTTATTTTGTAGATGACCCAGATAGTTTAAGATTTCAACATATTAAAAACAAAGAAGATGTTATTAACTTTTGGCAAACATTTTCAAATGATCCAAATGGAGGAATGACAGAAGTGGGTCTTATGGTTGAAAAAATAGCATCTGAGGTAGAATGTGGAAAACTTATGAACTTAGATGTAGATCTATCTAAAGAAAAACCAGAAATCTTAGTTATTAATGATGGGTATGATGAGATTCATTCTACTGAGTTTCCATATAAGGTGAATGCTCTGTGTTTAATGGAACAGAATTATGCTCTGAAAGAATTGTGCATTAATTCAGGAGGTAAAAAAATACATGTAAGTGAAGAAAATGTAATTACAATGTATTCTTCTGAAGGAGAAAAAGTATTAACTTAATAATAAGGGGCATTTTTTTGCCCCTTTTTAAACATTATTTATCATGAACTATGATGAATGGAAAACAGAACTTCCACCAGAAGCTCCAGAAAATAATTGTGAGTATTGTGGTGAGCCTTGTCAAGGAGAATTTTGTAACAAAGAGTGTTACAAAGCATATATTGCAGATAATTAATTTTATTATATATTTGCAAATAACTAAATAATTTAAAAATTTAAATTAAATATTATGGGAAAAGGTGCATTAGGATTATTAGCAATTGCCGCAGTTATATGGGCATTTTGGATGAGCTTTAATTGGCTTAGAAATAAAAAAAAGTAATGGGATTTAGTTTATATCTTGTAATTAGTATCTTGGTTGGATATATTACATATAAGTTTCAAGAAGAAAATCTTAAAGAACAACTTACTAAACAATACAACTCTTGGTTAGATTGTCAAGCTTTTTGGATTATTGTGGCGTTTGGGTTGTTGTGGTTCATAGCCATACCAGTTTGGATTGTTTTCTGGGTTTTAGAAAAAACAATAGGAAAAATTATAGAACAAATTAAAAACAAAGAAAAATAAAATGAAAAAAATTATTGGAGTATTCGTAGCATTATTATTAATAGGTTGTGAATCTGTTAAACCTGGACATAAAGGAGTAGAAGTGTCTTGGGGAGGTGAAACCAACATGAAAAAAGTTTATAATGAAGGAATGGACTGGGGCTTATCTTGGATATGGGATGATATGGTTAATTATGATGTTAGAGAAAAAACTATTGTAGAAACATTTGAGTTTAATGACAAAAATAATATGACTACAAAAGTGGAACTGGCATTAGATTATCAGCTTAACCCTAACAAAGTTAATTTACTACACACTAAAATTACAGATGTAGAAGTTAAGATAGTTAAAACATTAAAATCAGCAGGAAAAGAAGTTGTTCCTCAATATTCAGCAATTGAATTAAATATTAGTAAAAGAGCTGAAGCAGAACAAAAGTTAGCTGAAATTATATCTAAAGAACTTCCTGAGTTTTATGTTGTATTTGCTCGTATTCAAATGACTGATGTTGATATACCAAAAGCTGTTGCACAATTAGCAGAACAAACAGCTGTTCAATTAGGAAAAAATGAATTAGCTTTAAAGAAAGAAGCAGAACAAGTGGCTTTAGCCGCAGCAAATGTTGCTAAAGCTAAAGGAGAATATGAAGCTGCGGAATTTGATGTTAAAACAAAACAATTAATGTCACAACCTAAACTTTTAGAGCTTTATCAAGCAGAAACAGATAGAATTTGGGCACAAAAAGGTGTTAGTCCTTATGGTAACAATAACGTTTTTGGTAATGTTCCAGGATTACTTTTAAATAGAAAATAATAAACATCTGGTCTAAATTAAACCTTAGACCAGATTAATTTCAATCATTATGGATTATACTAAATTATTTTATTGGTTAACAGTTGCGGATAACGCTAAAACTTTTTTTGGTTGGGGAGCTTTTATTTTTACAGTTATTTTTATTATTGCTACAATATGTAATGGAGCAATGGTTGCATCAGAAACTGAGGGAGAGTCTGAATATAATTCTATAGGAAGAAAATTAGCTAGAAAATGGCAATTTACATCTATTTGGTTTATGTTTTTATTTTGGAGTTTGATTATCTTTACACCAAGTAAAAGAGATGCTTTATTAATTGTAGCTGGAGGACAAACATTAAATTTTCTCACAACAGATGAAACAGCTAAACAAATTCCACATGAATTAAGTAATTTTGTATTAACGGAGCTTAAAAATATGGCTAGTGATGCAAAAATTGACTTAAATATAAAGGATCAAAAACAAAAGATTCTTGATGAAGCTAAAAAAATGTCTGCAGAAGAATTGTTAAACAAAATTCAAGTAGATACTACTTTTGCAAACATCATTTTGAATAAATAGAAATTAAACACACAATAGAAAGACAAATAATATAATATAGAACACTCGAAACTAAAGGGAGACCCAAGTGTTAAGGAGTCATTTTAGTGTATTATAGACAAGATTCAAGACAAGTCATGTTTGTTGAGTATGATAAAAGCAATGGTGAGGTAGCGTAAAATCTCTTCTTAAAAGAATAACATAAATGCTGTATCCCAATCTTGATGGATTGTGTGTTTTTAAAATAAACTCGAAAAACATTGACACGAGTATAAATAAGAATGTCAGATGTGAGTCTGAATGTGTTGTTCCTTTGAGAAAGGAATGCGAAGAGAATATTGCGTAGGATTAAGATAACGTACAATACAACACAAATGAGTTCTCAGCTTGACCCTACTCTTATTAAGAACGCTTTAATATCCAAACAGCTCAGTACTGGTAAGAAAGAGGGTGCTAATTTAAATAACAAAAAAGGGCCTGACAGGTATTGATCATTAATGTTAGGTTTTACAATTCAGCACAGAGAGATAACTGTTTAAAACTAAGGTGAATTTAATTAAATGGCAAAAACAATTCTCGTGTAGTATCTCTAGGAGACAACGCACAAATCGAAGCTAACATGAACAAAGTATTCTCATTATTAAATGAGGATGTTATTCTTGGTGTAGCAGCCTAAATTTGAATGACGAAAAAGGGTTTGTAGTAGTCTTTGTTTGTTTCAGAAACCCTGAAATACCCGAAATAACATTTATGTTATAGTGAAGCTGTAAAACAAACATTAGATTTCTCTGTTAGATTAAACAGAGTGGTGGAATTTAACCATTAATGGTTGACCCTTTCTAGCGTAAAGAGTTTAAAGAAACGTAAAGCTGTATAAAATTGTAGAATTGAAATTGGTGAGACGAAAGTTCGAATCTTTCCAGGTCCACTTTAAGCCTCTGTAACAAGAGGCTTTTTTATTATGTAACTCCTTAATAACTATAAAAATGAAAAAAATTGAATTATTACCAACAGAATTTTATGCTTTTAGAAAACTAGCCCTATCTATGGGAATAGCTTTCACTTGTGCAATGTTACATGGATATTATGTAATAGAGGGAAATATAGACCAACTGAATAAGTTGGGTTATTAAGGGGGAAATAGTAGGGCTCTGTAGTGGAGCCCTTATTTCTTATTATTAATTTAAATAAAAAATTATGTATTACAAATTTAACAAAGAAAAATTAGCATTTGAAAAAACTAATATTACTAATAAAATATTAACATCTTTAGGATTTACAATTGGTGTAGTGTTAATATTAGGATTTACAATATTTCCTAATAAAGATATTAAAACTTTATCTTTAGAAGAAAAAATAATTGTAATAAAAGAATATAATGAGTTTTCTCAGGAAAAGTTAGTAACAAATATAGGAGAATTAAATTTTAAATTTCCTTACATTATATTAGCTCAATCAATGCAAGAAACAGGAAATTTCAAATCAAGTATTTTTAAAGAAAATAACAATTTATTTGGAATGAAAGAAGCTAGAATAAGAGCAACATTAGCCCAGGGAACAAACAGAGGTCATGCTCATTACAATACATGGCAAGAAAGCTTATATGATTATGCAATGTACTATAATGCTTATTTAAGAAAAATAAAAACAGAAGATGAATATTTTGAATATTTAAGACAAAATTATGCTGAAGATCCTGAATATGTTTTAAGACTTAAAAGTATTATTAAGAAGAAAAAATTAAAAGAATTATTTAAACAAATAACTTAGAAAATAAAGGGTATGAAAAACATACACATATTACCAACAGATAAACCAAGTAGATTAAGATATTTTTGTGGAAAATTAGAAAAGATGTATACAATTCCTAAAAAATCAGATATTGTATTTCAAAACATCTACATCACTAATGATGAAGAAATTAAAGAAGGAGATTATGTTACAAATGGAAAATATTTTTCACAAGCAATTAATGAATGGTGGACTAATTTTTATATTGGAAATCCTGATTTAGAAGCTGATTATTGGAAAATCATACTAACAACAGACCAAGACCTAATCGCTGATGGAGTAGAGCAAATTTCAGAAGATACACTATTAAAAATAGTAGAACATATAAATTCTGGAAAAAATATTGAATCTTTTGATAAATTGTAATATATTTATTGTATATTTGTAGTATATAAATAAACTTGTTATGATAAAAGAAAAAGACATTCTGATTAGAGTAGACTCAGAATTAAAAGAAAAACTACAACAAAAAGCTAAATCACTAGGTTTATCTTTATCTTCTTACATTAGATTAACTTTAATAAAAGAACTTAAAGATGAGTAAGGTATGTGGTATATATAAAATCACATCACCTAGTGGTAAAGTTTACATAGGACAATCTGTTGATATTAAAAGAAGATTTACCTCTTATAAAACACTTAACAAAAGTAAAAGACAAGTTAAATTGTATAATAGTTTTGTTAAATATGGTGTTGAGAATCATATTTTTGAAACAATAGAAGAATGTCTTGTTGATTTTCTTAATGAAAGAGAAAGATATTGGCAAGAACAATATAATGTTTTAGAATCCAGTAAAGGGTTAAACTTGTGTCTAACTAGTACAAAAGATAAAAAGCATTTACACTCTGAGGAAACAAGAAATAAAATATCTGAATCAAATAAAGGTGAAAAATGTTTTTGGTATGGTAAAACCTTTACCGAAGAAACTAAATCAAAAATGAGAGAATCTAGAAAAGGGTATAAACATACTCAAGAATCTCTTAACAAAATGAGTTTATCTCAAAAAGGAAGAACTAGAGAAGATATGATTGGAGATAATAATCCGTCTAAAAGCATTGAAGTACGTGAAAAACTGAAAGGAAGTAATAACCATAATTCTAAAAAAGTTATAAATACTATTACCAATGAAGTTTTTGAATGTGCAAGAGAAGCTTGGGAAAATCATCACAAAGAACAGTATTGTTATAACTACTTTATGGAGATGGTCAGAAACAAAAAACCTAACAAAACAAATTTTAAATACTTATGAAAAATTTATACAAAATAGAAGATGAATTATACATAATCAGTAATACTGAAAATGTAGATGAGAATTGTTGGATTATAACTGATGGTAAATTGGTACAAGTTTCTTATTTGTTATCTGATGAAGTTGCAAAAGGAAATAAAGTAATAATCACTACTAATAAATTGCTAATCAANGATGNTGTTCAAGAAATTGATGATGAGTTCCTTGAATGGTTTGTTAAGAATCCAACTTGTGAGTTTGTTCACGTTTATAATGATAGAGTGGTAGGTTATGAATATGATAGATATACAATTCTTATTCCACAAGAAGAACCTAACCAAGAGACAATTGAAGAAAAATTAGATAAAATAGTATCCAAAGAACCTAGTAAGTTTTGGGAAGAAAGTGATAAAAGATTTAAAATAAAAGAAACACTTGAAGAAGCTGCTGAAAAATGTTTTAAAGAAAAAGAACTTTTAGGATATACCTATGAAGTAAAAGATGGTTTTATACTTGGTGCTAAATGGCAAGCTGAAAGAATTGGTTTAATGGAAATTGAACTAAATCATACTAAGAGACTTTTAGCAAGTTGTGAGAAAGCTTTAGAAGAAAGGGATAAGCAAATTGAGGAAAGTCATAGTGAGGAAGATTTAAGAGAAGCATTTAGGCAAGGTCAAGAGAATATAGATTATTCTGAAATGTATGGACTTGACTCAAAATTAACAGAACAAGAATGGTTTGAACAATTTAAAAAGAAATAACTATGAACAATCAAGAAAAAAAACCGAGTAATCCCAAAACAATCTACAACGTAGCCGTATTAATGAATAGTCAGGAACAATGCGACCGTATGAAACAACTTTGTATTGATAATGGTTTGCCGATATGGGAGGATGAATTAGCGTTTTATTATGAAGTTGAAGGTTTAAATAATCCAAAAGAAAAACCATATTTTGAGTTTGTAGGATATGAATTCTATGTAACTATTTCAACTTTTGTACTTAATTCATTAGTAACCGAAGACGAATTTGTAGAACTTTTAAAACAAGAGAAAGAATTAAATTTTGGGCTTGTGTAAACTATATACACAAGCCCTTAAATATTATTAATTATGACATCAACTGAATTAGCAAAAGAATTAAAAATTAGTAGAGTGACTGTTTCTAGAATATGTAAAAAACTTGGCTTAAAGAAAAAGCTTATAAATAGAAACTGGACATATATTATATCTGAAAAAGATGCAGAATTAATTAAAAATTTAAGTTTTAAAGAAAAAAAGAATGTTCCTAAAACAGTTTATATAGAAACAGTTTATTATATATATGAATCTAAAATAAATAATTATGTGGAGATTGTGTGAAATCGTATTAAAAAGTTATCTTCCCAAAGAATTAGAGGAAGATATGATATTTGTTAATAGAATATCTGTGGGGATTATAGATCCATATATAGAGCTATTTATGCTGGAAGAAGTTCCTGAGGATGCTGATGCATTTATGGCTAAACATGGTGCTCCTGTAGAATTAATTATTGTTGATGAGTATGATAATGTTCATGCTATTCAAGATAATATTGGTTGGATGGATGAAGGAGAGCATGTAGATGAACTAAGAGAAATAACATTAGAAGATATTAATTATGTTTTTAAAGAATATGAAGGATATATTGATGTTGAGTTTGACGAAAATGAAGATATTGTATTATATGACAATAAAGTGGTGCTAAGTTTTCCTATTTTTAACGAAGATGATGAAGAAAATTAATTTTTTTTATTATATTTACAACCCTAAAAATTAAAAATATGAATTACATAGTATGTAAAGATAGAAAACCTTTTATGTCTATAGGAGAATACAATTATTGTTCTTTAGAAGATATGGAATTATCTGATATAATAGCATTAGATACTGAAACCACTGGTCTTAGTCCAATAGATTCAGATATATTTTGTACACAAATTGGTACAGGAAAACATAATTATATAATTGTTATGTATAATGATAATTATTGTTTTGAAGATTTAATTCCATATATAGAAAACAAAACTCTTATTGGTCATAATATTTTATTTGATTTAGGATTTATGTATAAACACAATTTCTATCCAAAAGAAGTTAGAGATACAATGTTAGCTAGTAAAATAATATATAATGGGGATCCTACAATAAGACATGATTTTGGTTCTGTAATGAGTAGAGAATTAAATGTTGTGTATGATAAAACAGATCAAAAAAATATTCATATTGTAAAATTATCTCAAACTTCTACTATTGAATATTCTTTTAATGATGTTGATAGACTTATTGAATTACATATTGAATTATCTGAAGGAATTGATTTAGGAGGCTTTAGAGATACTTATGACTTACATTGCAGATATATTAAAGCTCTTGCCTATATGGAGCAATGTGGTCTTCCTATTAGCTCTGAAGCATGGGAAGCTAAAATGAAAGAAGATAGAGAAAATGCTTTTAAATGGAAAAATATAATTGAAGATTATATTTATGATAATTTAAAACAATTTGCTGACACACAAATAGACATGTTTGACACTAAAAAAAGAATACATGTATCTATAGATTCTCCTTTACAAATGATTAAAGTATTTAATGCTTTAGGAATTCCTACAAAAGATAAAGATGGTAAAAATAGTATTAATGATTCTATTATTAGTAAATCTAAACATGAATTTGTAGAAATGTGGCTAAATTATCAAAAAGCTAACCATAGAGTTACAACATTTGGAGATAGAATATATCAAAAAATAAATAATGAGCGTATTTATACAAATTTTAATCCTATGGTGGATACAGCAAGATTATCTACGAGAAAAGGACATATTAATTTCTTAAATTTTCCTTCTGACAGTATTACAAGAAAGTGTTTTAAAGCTAATACAGGCAATGTAATGGTTGTTTGTGACTGGTCTGGACAAGAAACCGTTATTGCTGCAGATCTATCAGGAGATGAAGCTATGACAAATTCTGTAGTTAATAATGCTGATTTACATTGTGCTTTTGCAAGAATTTTAAATCCTGAATTAAAAGATTTAGATGATGAAACTATTATTAAAGAACATAAAGCAAAAAGACAAGCAGCTAAAGCTCCACGTTTTGCATTTCAATATGGAGGATCTGCATTTACAATTCATCAAAATGAGGGAATTCCTTTAGAAGAAGCTTATAAAATAGAAAATGCTTTTAAAGAACTTCATAGTGGTTTGTATACATGGGGAAATAAAGTTTTTGAACAATCTGTAAAACAAGGATACATTGAATCTGCAGATGGATGGAAATTAAAACTTCCTAAATTTGATGAATTTAAACAATACAAAGAAAAAGTTGAAAGTATTACAAAAGAACAATGGACAACTTATAAACAAGGTAAGCTTGAAGTTAAAAAGTTTTATGAAGAAAAAGAAAAAGGAATTAAATATGAATATATATTTCCTAAATCTGTACAATTTTATAAATCTAAAAAAACAGAAGTTAGTCAATTTTTTAAACTTAAATCAGAATATCAACGTTTATGTTTGAACAATCCTGTTCAGTCAAGAGGGGCACACCAATTAAAGCTTGCAACATGTTTATTATTTGAATGGATAGTAGAAAATAATTACATTAAAAAAGTAAAAATAGTAAATAGTGTTCATGATGAAATAGTTGTAGAATGTGAGGAAAGTTTAAAAGAAATAGTAAAAAATCAATTAGAATCTTCTATGTTAATTGGAGGAGATTATTATTTAACTAATTTAAAAATTAAAGCAGATGCAGCTATAGGTAATTCTTGGGGTGAAGCAAAATAATATTTATTATGGAAAAAAAGAAAATTAACAGAACAAACATTACAGAGCATTTAATAGAATATCAATTAGAAATGATTGGTAAAACTATAGATGAAGTTAAAGATGATGAATTTTGGTATTCTAATAATACAATGACTTCTGCTCAAGTGGAAGAGTTTAAAAAATATGCAATACCATTATTAAAGAAAATATTTAAATTTAATAAATCTAAAGCTGAATCAACATTTAGTTGGTTTATGCTTGCATATGGATTAAGACTTAAAGAAAATGAATTATGAATTGGATAAATCAAGATTGGGAGCACGAAGCTATTAAAGATGAAATCTATTTAATGGAATATAGAAAAGAACTAGAATGGGAACAGTGGGAAAAAACACACTCTAAAAAACCAGCTATAATAAAATTAATTAATCCTTTAAAACTAAAGAAAAATGCATCTAGAAATAAATTTAAATCAATTCGAAGAACTTATAAAAAAAGGATACAGCATTGATATAATTTATTTATTAAAACTTGTTAAAGAGCAGTATGATTTAAGCGATATAATAGAAAATAGCGCAAGAATCTCTGCTCTTTTTCAGTCTTTAGTACGTAAAGGATTAATAACTGATTCAGGAGATAAGCTTACTCTAATAGGAGAAGATTTATTATCTTTTTTAGAAGTAAAAGAAGAGGTTAAATTAGTAAAAAGAAAATCTTCAATAAATGAATTTGAGTTGTGGTGGAAATCTTTTCCAGGTACAGATACATTCACTTATAAGAATAAAAAGTTTATAGGTAGTAGAACTCTTAGACAGGCTAAAGAAGATTGTAAAATTAAATTCAATAAAATACTTATTGAAGGAGAATATACAGCTAAACAATTAGTAGAATCTTTAGAGTATGATGTTAATCAAAAAAAAGAAGCTTCTATTAAACAAGGAACTAATAAACTAACTTATATGCAAAATTCATTAACATATTTGAATCAGCGTAGTTATGAACCATTTATAGAATTAATTAACGAAGGTGTTGAAATACAAGAAACACCTATAGGAGGAACAGACATATGAGAGAATTTTTTGAAATAATTAACGAATACCCTTGGACAACATTTTTTGTTTGTATAATAATCATTGAGATTATATCAACTTTTAAAAGTAATAACAAATGAGTTTTGATTTATTAAAAACAGAAGTAGAAAAAGGAATGCTTGGTAAAAATGGAGGCATTCCTATGGGATTTGATAGACTTAGTCAATATGTGGGAATTAGAAAAGGATTATTCTATCTTGTAGGCGGACTAACGGGTTTTTAACATGGCCCCTATAAGTTGGGAAACTTATAGCAAATTGTGTGAATTCAGAGAACATCTCATAAAAATTGAGACAATTCTGAGCTTTATTAAAATAAAAGTTGTATCTTTGGAGGACTTAATCAACAAGGGTATGAAATATTTAGAAAAATTTAAAATCACTGTTTATGAAAATGGTGAAATTAAAGGAGTAAGAGGTAAAATTTTAAAACCATTAAAATATGGAAAAAAGAATTATCTTCCTTATTATGGAGTAGATGTAAAAGATTATGATTTAAATAAAATAATAAAATCATATCCTATACATAGACTTGTAGCAGAAGCTTATTTACCAGATTGGAATAAAGATTTACAAGTAAATCACATAGATGGTAATAAAGCTAATAATCATTATTTAAATTTAGAAATGTGTACTCAATCAGAAAATATGAGACATGCTTTTAAAACAGGAATAATGACTGCTAATCATTGTAAAGGAGAAAATAGTTCAAAAGCTATTTTTACAAATAAACAAGCTTTAGAAATACTTAATGAGTTAAAAAATGCACCTAGATCTGTAACTGGAAAAATTAAAAGAGGATTTTTAGTAGAATTAGCTAAAAAATACAATGTTAAAAGAGAACAGTTAAAAGATTTTTCTAGAGGAAGGACAACTTATAGTTTAATGGAGTGCAACGACTATCCTGAAAAGGAGTACACTCAAGTGAGTGGAAGCGCACAACACCTAGAACAGGTGATGATATAGTCTGAACTGTATGGTGACATACAGAAGTTCATAAAAGAACTGGTAGAGATTAACGACCTCTATTGAACATTATTGAGTGGTAAAACTACATTTGTAGATGATGCTTTTGTATTAAATCCTTATGATTGGTCAATTAGTCCTGAAGGAAAAGCTTCTGGTATAAAAATTAAGTTTTGGTATAGATCCATGGAGCGTAGTACAACATATAAGTTTGCTAAATGGGTGAGTAGAAAAATATTTATTGATCAAGGTATAATTATTCCTGTAAACAAACTTCTTGGTTGGACACATAAAATGACTCATGATGAACATGATTTATTTTTGTCTTATGAGGATTATATAAAAGAGTTACAAGAAAATATAACAATTATACCTGGAGCTGAAAATCCTGTAGGAATTGCAAAAGATTTAAAAAAATATGCTTTGAATAATGGTGTAATAGAAGAAGTGGATGAATATAACAAAATTTATATTCCTAATGATCCTAATCAAATTAATATTGTTATTATAGATCATATTGGTTTACTAAAAACTACAAAGGATTTAACAACAAAAAAAGATGCTATTGATAAAATGTCAAGTGAATTACAATATGCTAGAGACTTTTATGGATTTAGTCCTGTTGTTGTTAGTCAGTTCAATAGAAGCATATCAAATCCTATGAGAATAAAAAATGGAGATGTAGAGCCTCAGATAGAAGACTTTAGTGATAGTTCTTCTACACAAAATGATGCTGACGTTATTATGGCACTATTTGATCCACTTAGATATAATGTTTCTGATGTATCAGGATATAATCTTGATAAACTTAAAGATGAATATGGTAATAAATATTTTAGAAGTCTTAGAGTTATTAAAAATACATATGGCGCAGATGATTTAAGAATAGGTCTTGGGTTCTTTGGTCAAATAGGAATGTTTAAGGAGTTAAAAAAAAGAAAAGAAATGACAGATGCAGATTATGAATCTGTTATTAATAAAAGTTGGTTTTTAAAATAAATATTAACAATTAAATTAAATAAAAATGAAGACAAAAAAACTATGCAAAATTTACATTTTCTAAAGAAAACAAAGAAATC